GGATAACTCTTTTTATCGAGTTCGACACATTAACCGTAGTTGTCAAGCTATAATCCAGTGTTCGGTCTAAATTTATTTAAGATCAATTGTGCATATTAATTCTATTATATCGTTACATATTGGTTTTCCAAGAAAATCTCCGGAAAAATGTTCACGGAGAAAGAGTTGAGTATCTTGCAAATCAGACACAGAACAATTATAAACAACAGACAATTGTTCCAATGTATTAGTATCATATAAATGAGGAATTTTACTAATTACAATATCACGATAATCTATTGCAATTTTACGTTTACCAGAAATTCCTATAAATTGTGGAAACATAACCTCATTAATATCAGATAAAAGAGGTACACAACCCCACTCGTAAACACGAGCTTGAACTACGTCACGAAGCCAAGGACCAAGCAATTGGGTACGTATGGCTTTAACAACATTGTTCTTAGAAATAGCACGACCAATTAAGGGTGTATGAACAAAGTGACGTTTATTGTCATTTGGAAACCAATATTGTATCATTCTACCGCCATAAAATCGACCTGAATAAATATTATCATGAATAATTTCTTCAGGTTTTAACCCCATATCAGAAACAAGCTTAATAGCTCTATGAAATAAGGGTAAATTGGTGCGAGATGTATAAATACATGCATCATCACCACCAATAAGACAAATCCATTGAGAGTCCAATAAACCAACAGATTGTATAGCAGCATACAAACAAACGGAAAAGACAATAGTATTACCAACAGTTGTGTTAGCAGTACCACTCTCACGACAAAATGGCATCTTAAAACGTAAATCATGTTTAGATGATGTACCATAACTCGTGGTGTGTTTCAATAAATAATCACACTCATCGTTTGTTAACCCAAAAGAACGATACACTTCCCTTTCTAAGACAAGAAAAGGGCCACGCATAGTAGTTTCACACATACTCAAATCTAATTCAATAGAAATGAGATCAGTAGATAAAGGTAAAGCTTTCTCAAAAGCCGCACCTAAACTAACATTAGTGTGTCCAGAACCGAAAATGAAAGGTGTTCGAAGACCATTATAGATATAAGAAATTTTACGCTTAACATAATACATTAAAGGTCCATTTTGAGCTAAATTCGTTGGTTTCTTTGGAAAGAAAACACGAGGTTTAGGTCGTTTGGAACCAAATAAATTGGTCTCATACTTAACACAAACACCTGAAGCAAATTCGTTCAAATGTTCAGGATCTTGATGACTATCTTTCATCAATTTCAACTTACTAGGTGGATATCTTACAACCCAACGGTTGAAAAGACCATGATCTTTAGAAAAAGGACCATGTTTAGAATAATTAGGTTGAACACGTTTTAACAAACGAATAACATCAAATAAATTATTCTCCAAGGCAACCCATGTTGAAGGGTTAATCACCGGTAATGTTCGAAAGAAACGAGCACGTAAACCTTCACGAACATTGTAAGAACAAGTTCCAAAAGTATAAGGTTCGTGATTTTCGACATATGACAAAACAAATATACCACGGGCACGATCAACAGGGTCGCCACAACCACAATCAAAGCAATCTAATTTGCAATTGATTGGACTACTCTGGCTGCCTTTAAAGCCAGGAACATGACGGCAAAAGTAGCCGAATAAATCATATACTTCCGGATCCCGAATAGGTTCGATGGGATATATTTCGAGATCCGTGACAACACAGATGTCAGGTTGAAAGAGGTTATGAGCCCGCGACTCAAGGTCACGGGCAATCGGTAAAAATCCTTTAAAACCGTCTTATACATCAAACCAGCATAACAACCGACTAAAACAAAACTGGCCAAAAATAAACAAGGTACACCCAAAAAGTGCCAAGAACGATCTACAATATCAAAAGGCATAACATTTTTGGTAATACCGAGTAAACGTGCGTTAAGTTGTATGTGCCCTTTCAGAAGTGCAGAAGATTTATGATCTTGCATAATTGCACAAATAACATCACGGATCATAACCTCCATAGCTAAAGGGGCATGTCGCATATAATCAAA